TCGCGCTGCCAAGGCTTTGGCATCAGCGCCGACGCGCTGTCAGTGGTCATCGCAACATCCTCTGGCGCTTCCGCATCCAGCGTTTCCGTCTCGGGACTCTCCGGCGTAGGCTCATTCGCCTTGGCTGCTTTCTCGCGAGCGTCGTCGATCTCCTGCAAAAGCCGCATCTCGCCCCAACGACGGTCTACATGCAGGCCAAGAGCAGTAGCCTCTGCGCGCAAGGCGTCCAGGGGCTCGGGCTCGTGGTGAGGATCTTCATGCGCGCTCATGACAGGAGCAGGAGCAGGCGGCGCATGCGAGGGTGCAGGAATGGGCGGAGACTGGGCGGGAATATCGACAGGACGCGCCACGCTAGCCGCTAGCGCCTCGTTAACCGGGGAATCAACATCGTCGCGCGCCTTACCGATTGCCTTCAAGACACGGGCGTCGCGCGGCTTTGCTTCGAATGACATACCTGGCGTTAGATGGCGAGTCATGTAGGTCAGTTCTTTGACGGCGATCAGTTTGTGCTTAGGCAATTTATTCTCCTAGTCGGCCCCGTCTTTTGCTGCCTTACGGCGTGCCCAGGAAGCCTTGATAGAGGCGTTGCGACGTTCTATCACTTCATCCGTCATAGTTTCTTGGATTTTCTTTTGCCGCTGCGCAAGCCGTTCAGCCTGTTCACGGCGTTTTTCCGGTGTCCAGCGCGCGGCCTGCATCTTTTGGCGATGATCAGGGTCTTTCCAGCGAGACTTGAGGCGTTCTGCCTGATCGGACTTGAACTCATCACTTTGAAGAGTAGCAAGGATCGAAGAGCGATATTTCTCGTCCTGCCAAGCCGCGGCCGATTTTTCTGACTTTGCCCTCTTAACCTCTGGGCGAGCGCCAATTTCGCGATTTATTTCCGACGCTCTCTGACGGACTTCAGGCTTCGCATATGTAGCCTTTATCGCCGCGACGCGCCGCTCCGTGACCTCTGGATCTGCCCAAGCGGCCTGAGATCTCTCACTGGCTTCCTGTCGCCGCTCTGGCGTATTCCAAATTTCTTTCATGCGCTCGGATTGCTTCGCAACCGCAGCCGGGTTCTCATATCGTCTTTTTGACGCTGCGGAACGCCTTTTTATGGCGCCCTCATCCCTCATGCCATCTAAGAATCGTCTGCGCTTTTCTGGGTCTTTCCATGCCGTCTTTATCGCATCAATCCGCTCGGCTCTACGAATTGGGTCTGCCCAACTCGCAGCCACCGCAGCGCCCAGCGCATCCTTGGCCTCTGGATTATCCTTCAAATATTTTCTTCTTGCCTCTCCACGGAGGGCCAGAATAGAGGGTGATGGATCGAAGAATCCGCGACCGCCGCCCGTCAGGTTCACGAGGCTCTGACCGGCCTCTCGATATTCCGTGACCAGTCGCTTTTCGTGAAATTCCCAATCCTCTCCAATAGGAACTTCAAAAATTATCTCAAATTCTGGCCTAAACCCCTTACTCAGAAGAGACCGTATCCAATCAGAACAATGATGCTTGAGGTGCATACTCTTTGCCTTGCTGACATGAGATGCAAGGCGCGTCTTTGGATTTTTCGTTTTCCCGATATAGCGAACGTCACCCGTTTCGGGACACCGCAGACAATATATGTAATCAGTCACTTCGCCCTCCGTTTTCAGCAGGCATTATACCCGATGAACACGGAGGGCGACAGCGTTAGTTTGCTAGTCTAGCTAGATCCAGGATCTCCCCAATTCACATTACCAATAATCTGTACGGCTTGAGTCCGTCGTTTAGCGTAATTTATGTAACGCTCTGCCCGGATACCCACGCTATTGGTTTGCCAGAGCGACACCAATGACGCTGCTACGGGAGCACCGCCATTCGCGGCATCAATCGTGGGATTGTCCTGCATTTGCAGAGATGCCTCACGCGACACGTCAATAGTGACCTCTCCGTCGTCGGCCATCCAAATGTCCGGTGCGTTAATCAGCACCACGTCATCGCCGTTGGAATCCGCCGTAGCGTATTCTGTGGCAAGCACAGGAATACCGACAAACCGGCCGCCGGTCATCATCATGTCGGGGAAGTCTCTCTGTCCCAATGTATTGTACATCAAGGACAACGCGAGAGCGCGGGAGGTTGACATGATCCACACGGCACCGGCAGGATTGATGTTGGCATTGATGAACGGCAGGAAAGCCGCGCGAACATCCGCCCGCACCGCGTCGGCGTCGTTACCAGTCGAGTTTGTTGCCGACACGCCATTCGTAATGCTGGCAGGCCGCACGCCTGGGATCGCGGTAACGTTGGCATCGAGGAAATCGATGTCAAGCCGCTCGACGACCGCTTTCGCAAGCTCGGTTCGCATCAGGGCTTCGGCACTCGGGCTGCTAAGCCGAATGAGTTCGTCGCTCAAGACGCAAATTGCCGCTACCTTGTACCAACCGAAGTTAACGGAAGTGAAACCGGCACGGGTAACAGGCTTTGCCTGCGACTCACCGACCCACCCAGCCGTCGCACCACTGGTCTGACCAGCGATATTAACGTTGAATGGAACCATAGTCGGTCCTGGAATACCGTTCTGGCCCAACCTGCCTATAACCGTCATTGGTCTAAGGTACTCGAGGAAGTCTCCTGCATAACGCTGATATAGCGGAACCAGAGCACCGGCCCACGCGGTATCGCCGGTTGTTGCCGACGATGTCGGTGCTTTCGTAATGACCGAGGTGCCGCGTTCGACACAGCCTTTGAGCAAGCCAACGATGTCGCTGTTTTCGCCATAGCGACTCTTGGCAATTTCAAGACCCTGCATCAGGTTGCCCTTGCCAAGCGCAACACACGAAACGAAACGAACAAATGGGATACCCTTGTCGAGCTTCTCTTCGTGCTTTACGGCGACGATCGGCGTAGACCCGGCGCGTGCCACAGCGGCATCTACCGCGTTCTTGACCTCGCCAACCGGCTTGGCACTCGCCGCGGCGGCTCTCTCCAGCGCCCGCAGACGCTTCAGGTCGCCGTCGATCGAAGCAACCTCCTGCTCGAGCGTGTCGAACGACTCCTGTTCGGCAGCATCTGAAGATCGACCGTCATCGATACTTTTCTGCATCACGTCTTGCATAGCCGTGAACTTCGCAGTCCGCGTATTCTCTAGAGCAACAATCTGCTCTGCGATCGTTTTACTCATATTCGTGCCATACTTCTGGATTGGCACCCCCGCGTTCGCGGGCGGTAGTTGATTGGATTTTGGTGAAGCCCCCGAGTTCTCGGGCGACAGCAGTCGAACGGAAGCAGTATTGCAGGCGGTTACGCCCCGCTGCTCGCGGTCGAAAGATTTTATGGCGGTGATTGTGGCTTCTTGGTTTGCCGGAACGGATACTAACGACAACTCTAAGACCTCGGTCTTGAGGTATCGGATTCCTCCGTCTTTAATTGGCTCATAACCATCTGGTAATGCTCGGAAGCCTATAGAGACCCCCCGCACAAGGCCGGCTTTAACTTCACCCCATGCAGTGTCAACGCGATCCTTTAGTGGACCCGGCTCGTCAATTTTTGGAAGAGTGGCTACAAAAGTAATTCCATTCTTTGTCGGAGCGTCGAAGTTGACGATACCGACAGGACGATCGCTATCGTGTTGATGCAGGAGAGGCATGGGATTGATAAACTTAACCCCAAGCGGTTCCACAACGTCCTGAACCCTGTCCGGACTTGGGGTTGTGGCAACACCTCTAATAATACGATCTTCCGACTCGACCGATTTGACGGTCAGAGCAGCATACATTCTATCCATTTGGTAAGGCTCCAGTGCCCGACACAAAAGTAAGTCGGTGGAGCGCCAACGCCGGTAGCAGCCAGCGGCCGGTGACGAGGCGGCTATACGTCAGTCTTCACCGGCAGCAGAGCTGCTACACCTCCGGCGCACGCTGAAGGAGAACTACGATGTTCTCTCCGCCGCGGTGAAGATCTTTATGAAACGCTTGCTTTAGCAAGGCGGGATTGAGTATGATCATCAATCGAAAAGAGAGGGTAATGATGGAAACACTAAGCAATGAGAGAATGAAGGAATTAGAAGACTTTTGTGCGATGTTTTTTAGTCTCTACTTTGAAGGCAAAGAAAGATATAATATTACGGATGAGGAATTTGCAATAATAGCCGCAGGCGCGGTGGGACAAATTGCCCTGGAGAGTGAAATTAAAAATGGCAACCATAAGGCGATAGAAATAGTATTCTGCGCTCTCCGAATAATGATTTCATACCTAAAACCAGAGTTAATTGCTCAGACTGTGCGCGAGCGACTAAAAAAATATGAGTCATGAACAAACAACATAAACTCCTAAAAAGGAACTCACGAAAACCCTCGATGATGCGGCGGGCTCTTGCTGCCGCCAATGAACATCATCTGAAATTCAGGCTCTTCAATCGCTCCTAGTTCTGAAAGAGAGGCGCCTATTGCCATAGCCAAAGCGTCCATTCCGTCCTTTCTGCCTCTTGTTGTCTTCTTCTGAAAATACCTGTTCCCCTGCTCATCAGGCTTTACCGCGGCATTGCCAGCGCACCATTTCGTGATCTGGTGCTCTTGAATGACAATATTGCCGTTCAAGATAGCGTCCTCGAACTGCCCGAGAGACCTTGGCATCCACAGCGCCTTTTTGCTGTACATACCGGCGCGGCCTTGAGAATGAACGACCATCTTCAGACCGTCGCCCGCCGGCTCTTCCGGTTTCCATATCCAGGTCGGAAACCCGATCCGATCAGCCGCTTGCCGAAATTGATCAATATGCGCGGGGTCGAACGCCATCGCCTCGACCTTGTGCTCCCCGCAGAACTTCTGAACCTCAGCGGCGACGAAATCGTATTCGATAGATTTACCGGGCGTCGTCTTTAGGAGGCCCTGTGTGGCCCAATCGCGATAGGGCGCATTATCCGTGACAGCCGCCGCGTCCAACCCATCCTCGGGCTTCCAGTACCGCACGGTAGCATACAGCTTCCCGTCCTCATCCTTCCAAACCGAGCCCAAGGCTGTCAGGTCGTTCTTGAGCGCGAGATCCATGCCAAGCCAGCACGGCTTGTCCTGCATAGCCTCCTCGTCAACCTGGCCCTGCACGGCCTCCCAGGCGTCGAGATCGATCCAGTATTCCGATGTGCCGACCGGGATGCCGAAATAGAGCCGCTTGGTGTTGAGTAGTGTGCCCATCGAGTGCTTCGAGGAGTTAACCTCGATCCGCACGTTTTCGCGCGGAAACGTCAAGTCTAGACAAGGCATCGCCTTTTCCCAGCATGACTCGTCACTGAGCGGATCGTCGGTCTCGTCTACTCGAGCAATGAAAGCAAATGCCGCATCGTCGTCAATCTCGCCTCGCAGGATGCGCTGGTAGCGAGCGCTATACTCCGTACCGACTAACTGGTCGGCGGCCGGTGTATTGGTCGTCATGAATAGCAAAAAGTCGCCCGGCATCTTGGCACCAGACGATCGCCACATGCGCAGCGGCGCGTCATTGCGCCA